TGTTCCAGACGGCATCCGTTGACACGACCGCCGTGCGCAGTTGCCTGTTCGCCGCGAACACGGTAGCCGACGCCGCGCTTCTCGGCGTGTTGAACGTTGCTGGCGACCACACGACCATCGAGCACTGCACCTTCGCTGACAACACGGTGAACTCGCTTGATGGTGTACTCCAGACCCAGGGCGACGGCACCTTCACGGTCACGCATACCATCATCAGCGGCAACGCGGCAGGCCCGGCCATTCGCAACAACGATGACTGGAAGCCTGACACGATGCGCTACTGCAACCTCTACGGCAACCTCGCGGATGTGGCCTACGGCGATACGACCGGCATCATCAGCGTTGACCCCGGCTATGCGACCACCGCCCTCGACTCGACGCGCAAGTACATGGCCCTGAGCGGTGCGCCCGAGAGCGGCACGGTCTATCCGCGCTATGCGAACGGCTCGTACATGGGCTGGCTGGAGCCGACGAAGCTCCCGGCCCCGACGCTCTCAGCACCGGCGAACGGCGCGACGGGGCAGGACGACCCGACGCTGTACTGGAACACGGTGGCATGGGCCGACAACTACGACATCCAGTTCGGACGCGTGTGCGGCTCCGGAGATACCACGACGCAAGCGGCACCGGACACGACGCTGGCGGTCAGTACCACGGAAGGTGCTACGCACTACTGGCGGGCACGGACGGAAGGCCCGGACGGATACGGCCCGTGGTCGTCGTGCTACGAAATGCGCGCACAGGCGCGAACGGGCGGCGGACTCATGGGCAGACTCTACCGGAGGCGCAGGTAGTGGACGAGCGCACGGCACAGAGGCGCATGTACCCGACGCCGAAGCTCCAGTACATCATGTCGCCGCGCAAGATGTCGATTCAGGAGATCTCCGACATCTGGCACGAGAAGCACGGCGACGGATACGCCGTGCAGACGCTCCGCGACCAGTGCGCGAGTGAGGGGTGGCCCGACCAGCGGACGGAGTACCAGGCCGAACTTGAGGAACAGGTCAAGCTCGCGACGCAGGCGGCGACCGGCATGACAGCCGAGATGATCGCCGAGGACTACGTCGCGCGCCTTGAGAGGCAGCTGGTGCGCATCGAGAAGTACCTCGACGAGAACGAGTGCGAGTTCCGGGATACGCGGGCCGCGCTCCAGTCGTACAAGGACATCATGGCGCAGGCCGGAGACTTCCGCGGCCTGAAGGTCGTGCGCTTCGAGGACATGACCGGCAAGGAACGCCCGCTCAAGGAACTGGACACGGCTGAACTTCTCAGGCGGCGCGCGGCAGGGAGCAACGGTGGAGCCAGACCCCATTGAGCGCGAACTCGAAGATAGGGAGCTGGCCCGCAGGAGCTTCCGGCATTTCTGCGAGTACATGTTCGACTGGCCTGTCGGATCAGTCCCCATGCACCTCGCGTGGGACGACCACATTCGCAGGTGCTGGGCGCGGAACAAGGGGGCCGGCATCATGGCCCCGCGCTCGCACGGCAAGACGACACAGGTCTCGGTAGCACGGAACCTGTTCATGCTCGGGCAGTCCACAGAACCAGACCTCGCGTGGCGGCCCGACATACGCATCAAGCTCTTTCAAAACACAGCGACGAACGCCCAGCGCATCGTGCGGACGCTCAAGAGCTACATCGAGAACGACCGGCGGCTGCACAACCTGTTCCCGCGCATGGAGCCCGACCCGGCGGCCGGTTGGGGCGTCGAGACCGGCCTGTTCCTGAAACGGTCATCGCCGACGAAAGACCCGAGCTTCGAGGGGTCGGGCATCGAGTCGGCGGCGACCTCCGGCCGCGCGGATGTCATCGAACTGGACGATGTCTGCGACATCAACAACTCGGTGCTGGAACCGGCGCGACGGAAGCGCATCGCCCATACCTACTTCGGCGACATCTTCCAGCTCCGCGAGCCGTGGACGAAGTTTCTGGGCATCGGGACGGCGTGGCACGAACTCGACCTGAACGCGCAGCTCCAGAAGTCGGAACTGTGGGATTGGGTCGTGTACCGGATACAGGACGAGCCCGGCGGGCCGATGAAGGTGCTCTGGCCCGGCAAGTGGGACATCGAGCAGTTGAAGGTCTCGCTGGCATCGAACGAGCGCGAGTTCGAGCGCGGCTTCAACAACCGGCCCTACGCAGAGGGTGAGTCGCTGGTGGATTGGGACGCGGTCTGTGCCTGCATGGACGACAGCATCGCGCTCGGCGAGACACCGTTCCACTGCCGTGTACAGGTCGCCGGCTACGACCTCGCCATCGGCAAGAACGCGGAGGCGGCCCACTTCGCCGCCTTCACATGGGGCGGCAACGGCGACAAGTTCATCCCGCTCGACATCAGGCGGGCGCAGGGTCTCCCGTTCCGGCAGCAGATCGAGACCGTCAAGGAGGTCGCAGCGAAGTGGATGCCGAACTTCCATATCGTCGAGAACAACGGCTACCAGCAGGCGATGGTAGACCAGCTCCGGCAGGAAGCGGCGCATCTCCCGGTCGAGCCGTTCACGACGGGCCGCCAGAAGTCAGACCCGTACATCGGTCTGCCGTCGCTGGCCCCGGCGTTCAAGAACAGGCTCATCGTGATACCGACGAAGGGCGGCCACGACGGGATGAACGAGGCGTGTCAGTGCCCGCTCTGCACATGGCTGCGCGAGCTTCGGTACTTCCCGGCGACGAGTTCGGATGTTCTGATGGCATCGTGGTTCGGGTTCGACAAGATACGCAGGATCGGCACGGGCAGCGCGAGACCGTCAGTCTCGGGCGCGCGCACCTTCGCACCGAGTACAGGCAGGACATTCACATAGGACTAGGCTGCCAATGACACGAGAAGAAGACAAGCGTACACGCACGAGACCACATCGCGTCATGGACTACATGGGCGGTGCTGTCGGCTCATTCGTGGGCAGCTTCCGCGAGTTCGCACGCGGCACATCGGGCGAGCTGTCGTACCGCAAGTCGAGCGATGCGTGGCGGGCCACGCTGGGATCCTTCATCGAGGAGAACCCGAGCGAGCTTATCAAGACACACGGCTTTTCCGTTGTGTGGGAAATGATCGAGGACGACACCGTCAAGCCGTGCCTCGAAGGGTTGAAGCGCACGCGCCTCCGCGCGGATCCAGTGTTCGAGCCAGCGTCCGAAGACCCTGCCGATGTGAAGATACGCGACGAGGTTGAGCGCGACATCAACAACATGCAGGGCCAGTTCAAGAACGACCTCTACGAGATTGGAACGTACCGCGAGGCTGGCTTCAGCATCACGGAGATCGCCCGCGACAAGACCGCCGACAGCGACATGCGAAGGCCGCTGAGGAGGCTAGCGACGCGCGACCCCGAGGGCTGGCGCTTCGACACCGACCCGCACGGGAACCTGAAGGAGAAGGGTCTCGTCCAGCGCACGAGCGGTGGCCAAGACCTGCGCTTCGACCCGTGGCACTTCCTCGTCTGCGTGAACAACAAGCGTTTCGATAACTGGTACGGCCAGTCCGACCTCGGCTCGGCCTACCGCCCGTGGTTCTACAAGAAGCACGCATGGCGGTTCTACATGCAGGGGCTGGAGCGGCACGGGAATCCGTGGTGGGAGGGCAAGCTCGGCATGAACGCCCCGCCGGGCGCATCCGACACGGTCGCCGAGGTGTTGGCATCCATCCAGAGCGGCACCGAGATCACATCGCACGAGTGGCTGGACATCATCCAGCACACGCTTCCGGCGGGCGCGCTCAACGTGTTCAAGGACGCGATCCTAATGCTCAACGCCGCCATTGCCAGCGGGCTGCTTGCACCGGAACATCTCGGCTTTACGCAGACGGACGGCGGCGCGTACAGCAAGGGCGTCGCGCAGACCGACCTGTGGCTCGGCATCGTGGAGGACTTCGGGGCCGACCTTGAGGCGGTCATCAACGAGCAGCTCATCCGTCGCCATGTCGATCTGCACTACCCGAATGTAACCGCCTACCCGACCATGAAGTTCCCGCCGCTGACCGAGGACGACAAGAAGGAGTTCGCCGAGGTCATCACGCAGGCTGTGACGGCTGGCGTGGTTGGCAACATCACCCGCACGGACATCGCGTGGGTGCGTGACCGGCTCGGCATGCCAGAAGCTGAGGACATCCAGAAAGACCCCGACACGGGCGAGGTGCAGGACGCCCCGACCTTCTCGTTCTCGCCGCGCATGTTCGCGAAGCGCACCTACAAGCGCGCGTTCACGGCGCACGAGAAGCGCGTCAACTTCCCAGAGATCCAAGACCGCACGGAGGTCATCGTTGACGCGTGCGTGAGCGAGATGTCCGCGCTTGTCGCCGCCATGCAGGACGACCTCATCAAGCGCGTCGACACGATGGTGGTGCCGAAGGGCGCACAGGAGTCGGCGAAGGAAGTTGCACGCAAGGCCATCAAGGGCCACACGCTGCCCGGCGTCCGCGCGATGACGGACACGGTCAAGGCCGCGCTCGTCATGGAGCACCTCGGCGGCAAGCTCGACGTGAAGTCGGAGTACGAGAAGGCGGCTGGCACGAAGCTCAAGTTCAGCGCCGAGCACCGCGAGTTCGCGGACGCGGCTGGTGTCCATCTGATCCCGGCGGCGGCACGCGCGTACTTCAAGGGCAAGGTGCCGTTCACCGCGCAGGAACTGGCACTGCTTTCTGACAAGGCGTTCTGGATCACGGACGTGACGCGCGAGCGCATCCTGCGCGAGGCGAAGGCCATCCTGTACAAGGCACTGGCGAAGGGTGACCCGGCATGGGCGCGCACGGAACTCCGTACGCTGTTCTCGCAGTACCTCGAATCGACCGGGCAACTCAACGACAAAGGCGAGCTGCTGTCGCCGCATCGCATCGAGACCATCGTCCGCACGAACCTGTCGGAGGCGTACAACGGCGGGCGCATGAAGCTCATGCAAGACCCCGACGTGGACGGTATCGTCGCGGCCTACCAGTACAGCGCCATCATGGACAACAACACGACCGACTACTGCGCGGCGATGGACGGGCGCGTATTCGACAAGGACGAGATCGAGGCACCGCCCGCGCACTTCAACTGCCGTTCGGTCCTCGTGCCGGTCTTCACCGGCGACACATTCACGCTCACGACACAGGCCGACATCCGCGACGAGTACCGCAAGGCGGGCAAGGAAGGCCGCATGAAGCCGTGGCGGGAGAAGCCTATCGACCCCGACCGCATCCAGCGGGCGCGGACATTCACGATGGAGGTGGTGTAGATGCGGTTCGCCACGCTCGAAGCGGCGAAGGCCGCGAAGTTCCCCACGCGCATCGACGACGGCAACCTCGACCTCGCGCAGGTCAACCACCTGTGTGCGCGGTTCGAGGCGGCGAAGGAAGCGGGCGACGGGCTGCCGATGCAGGTCGCATTCGACGCCTTCAGAGGCTCATACGAGGCCGCTGACGGGGGTTGGAGGCTCCGCACCTATGGGGACGAGGGTGTTTCGGCAGAGCCGACGCAGGAGGAGGAGCGGCAGGCGAAGGTTCGCGGGGCGCTCCACGAGTTCCTGACGGGGCCGGTCGCCATGCTGCGCGACAAGGTGCTGTTCAGGCCGGGTGTCCACAACGGCTACAAGTACACCTCCGCCGACCTCAAGGATATGGCGGCGAACTACGAGGCGACACGCGAGTACCTCGTGCCGCCGGTGAAGATCGGCCACGACTCGTGGCAGCGGGTTGCCGCGCTACTCGGGCTTGACCTGGCGGACGCTGACGGCATCCCGCGATTGGGCGAGTGGACGAACATCTGGTACGACGCGGACGAGGACGCGCTGATGGGGACGGCTGAGAATGTCCCCGCGCCGCTCGCCGCGCTGGTGGAGTCGGGACGGTTCCTGAAGGTCTCGATAGAGCATTGGATCAACTACTACGACGAGCAGGCGGACAAGGTCCGCAAGAACTGGCTCACGGCTGTCTCCTTCCTCGGCATCGACCTGCCCGGCATGCTGGAGCAGGAGGACGCGCTACAGGTAGCGCACAGCGTGATTCAGGACGGGCACGAGCTTCGGCGCATCACATTCTCAGCCGCAGCCACGGCCACCAACACGGAGGACGAAAGCATGGAGATGAAGGAACTGCTGGCGCAGTTCGAGGTCGAGACGCCGGAGGCGCTGGTGGAGAAGTTCACCAGCCTCACCGACACGCTCACGCGCACCTTCGCCATGTTCGGCGAGGATGTGGCCGACTTCGACGGCGCACAGGCGAAGTTTTCGGAGCTGACCGAGCGCATCACCGCGCTTGAGGCGGCTGACGCGGATCGCGCGAAGGCCGACGCTGAGGCGGCGGACGCCGCAGCCGAGGAGAAGGTCGAGCAGACGCTCAAGGCCGCGCTGGACGAGGGCCGCATCGACCCGTCCGAGGTCGAGCCGCTGCGCGCGTTCGCGCTCAAGCTCGACACCGCGGAGATGCGGACGTTCACGGTCGGCGATGCCGAGGTCGAAGGTTCCGCCCGCGACGAGTACCTGGCGCTGGTAGCAGCGCGTCCGGTCAAGCGCGAGTTCGGCGAGAAGGCCGAGACCGCGAAGGGCGACGAGCCGGGAACCGGCACGAAGGTCACGCTGTCGGCTGACCAGAAGGAAGCCGGTGCGCTCGTCAACATCGACTCGAACGGCTACGCCGTCAGCGCGACCGAGTCGGCGAGCGACCTTCTCTGCGTCGGCGTGGCGCTGGAGACGAAGACGGCGAGCGCGACCAACGGCGCTGACTCCATCTCGGTGGACACGGATGGCATCTACCTGTTCACGCACGGCACGGGCGACGCGGCCATCACCGAGATCGGTGATGTGATGTATGTCGTGGACAACAACACCGTGGACGATGCCGCCGCGACCAACACCGCCGATATTCCGGCGGGCGTCATCTACCTGCGGAAGGACGCCGACGAGGTGTGGATCAGGGTCGGCGGGCACACCGCGCACACGATGCTCTAGCACCACCTGACCGCGCGTTCGGAGCCGTGACAGGAACCGAGAACGCGCGGAGGACAGCGAAACAAGCAGGGCGTCGGGGCGCATCCGCGTCCGCGCCCGATACCAGAGGAGACAGACATGAGGCTGGACATTGGCACCGCTGCCAAGATCGTCGAGCCGGGCGTCAAGGCAGGTTTCGATAAGGGTCTGAACGCGCCCGGTGGCGATGACTGGAAGCGCATCGCCGAGGACTGGACGAGCAACAGCAAGACAGAGACCTACCCGCGCCTCGCGCCGACAGGCGGAGTCCGCGAGTGGGATTCGCAGCGTGAGGTTCGCGGTGCGACGCAGCAGTATTTCACGGTCGAGAACTCGATGTACGAGATCACGCACCGTGTGACCTGGGACATGATCCGCTTCGACAAGCTCAACCAGGTCAACGCGCTTGCCGAGGGCTACGGACGCCAGATGGCGAAGCATCCCGAGAAGCTCCTGTTCGAGCTTCTGGCCGATGCGTTCACAACGGCGACCTACAACGGCGACGACGAGAGCTACATCGTTGACACCGCGCACACGGATGTCGGCAGCGGCACGCTCGGCAACAAGGGCACGACCGCGCTCGGCGTTGACTCGCTCGCCGCGGCTCGCATCGCCGGTCTGAAGATGAAGCTCCCGAGCGGCGAGCCCATCATGATCAACTACGATCTGCTCGTGGTCGGTCCCGACCTCGCGCAGACGGCGTACGAACTGACGAAGCCCCCGAAGGACCCGGAGAACGCGAACAACACTCCGAACTGGCATCAGGGGCTGGACTACATCGTCAACCCGTACCTGACCGACACGAACGAC